CAATATCCATACCATGATCCATTACATGACCAGCAGTAGCAACAAATCCATTCAACTCAAGATGCCCCATAGCAACAGGTGCTTGTGATGCTTTGATTAATCCAAGAGTTGCTTCCTTATTCTCTTCATTAATCCAAGGAACAAGAAGAATATTGCATCCACCCACCTCAATAGAAGTTGTTTCTGAATAGGTTGTTATATTCTTATATTCTTTTAATAACAGATCTATAGTATTAACTTCATTCGTATCCTTATAATAAGCAGTATGATTACCAACAACACTATGAAGTGTTATTCCCATATCTTGGAGCCTATCAAAGTAAGTTTCCTTTGCCCAATCAATAGACCATAAATCTATAGATCTACGATTATCGAATGTGTCACCCATATCAATAACAGTATCGATTTTGTGTTCTTCCAAATATGGGAAAAAGACATTATCGTAAAACTTTTTGAAATACGCATGAAAATCTTTGGATCCTTTCCTAGCACCAAAGTGCTGATCCGTTATTATCGCTATCTTCATCTATTACCAGATTTATACTGAATGTTATCCTTAATAGTATTATAATCAGAACTACTACCTGCTAGTGCTCCATCATCAACTACCATAACTTCGTCATAACCAGATTTTTCAATTATTTTTGTCTTAATTTCTAATTGCTTTTTCTCTTTTTGAATCCTTCTTAAAAAAGCATAGTGAATAATTTGTGTAAAATATGCAAAAGGGTTCTTTGACTTAGCAGGATCAAAGTTATGAATATACTGTACACAATTTTCTATACCATCAGAGATCATATCATCCCTAAACATATAGTTTACAAAGTTTGGTTTATAAGAAAGGTGTGTAGCAATCTTTAAAAAACACGATCCAAGGTAATTACTAATACGGGGTTTAGGTAAATCCTTTGATTTTGCTACAGCAACTTCAGCACGATAATCTATTAACGCTGCTAAGAGTTCTTTATTATTTACATAATGTTCTGATTTCTTCTTAGCCATAACATTAATATACCCTGTTTAATAATTGTTTATATTATAACATTATTTACCTAACTTGACAAGGTAACAATTTATCTGTACAATACCCTTTGTAAGGGGTGAAGAGATAATATTAGGTTTCTTTATTATTATTAGGTATTTTAAATATTTCTTCGAGTTTCTTACGAGCATCATCTACTGTACTCACATATCCCATTGATTCATTTATTGTTACTTTACCTGCAATCTCAATATCAACATCTTCATCATTGAGATATCTTTCATAAAAACTAATCATTTGCTTATCTTTGGTTTCGGTCATAGTAATAATTTTATCATACTTAATTAAGAAAATATCATCCTCTGGTAATTCTAACCAAGGTTTTATTTTTACATATTGACCTACTCCACTAGATAACATTTTTATTATAACTGGACTCTGTAACATTATAATAGGATCTCCATCATTATTATCTATGGAGATTAGGGCGAATATTTCTTCACCAGTAATTAATTTTATAATTCCGTGAAATTCTTCTTCCATCATTTTTTTATTGGAATATTTACTATATCATAATTAAAATTTTCTTCATTATAAATTTTAATTCTTTCTATTAGATGGTTTAGTGTGTAATTTTTTCTTGATTTAGTACTGATATCATCGGCAATGTCATATAAAGTTGCTTTTACCTTTCCATTACCTTTTCTGAGTACTCTACCAATTGACTGAAGGTTTCTAATACGAGACTTGGAAGGACTCGCAAAGATGATGTTGTGCAACCGCTTAATGTTAATGCCAGTACTGAAAGTACCATAAGACGCAACAATAATTGCATTATCTTCTTGTTCAGTAATCTCACGAACCTTTTCCCTATCTTCAGTAGCTACACCACCGTGAATAAAGAAAACATTTCGTTCTTCTAGTGTATTATTATTTATCATCTCATAAAGAGGTTCACCATGTGCTTCTACTCTTGCAAATAAAATAAGGGTATTACCTTTTAGATCTAAAGCAAGATTACGAATTAATCTATTCCTTTTCTCATGTCCAATAATATATTGAACTTCATCTTCAAATGTTTCAAATTTATTCGGTGGGTGTTTCAATAGAAGCACATTGATATCCAGTTTGGCGAGATGCCCTTTCTTCATTAGCTCGTCAGTTTTAATGATCTTATAGGAAGGTCCGAACAATCCCTCAAGAACTAATTTGTGTGTTTGAGATCCATCAAGAGTTCCTGTAAAACCATAACGAAATTTTGCATCAGCAAGTTTAGTCATTATAGATACTAGTGACTTCGACTTAAACTGGTGAGCTTCATCTCCAATCACAACTGAGAATCTCTCGAAATATTGGCGAGGGAGTTTGTAGATAGATTGCCAGGTAGTAATGATAACTTGAGAATCTGTTTCTCTTTCTCTGCCAGCATATATTTTATGACAATATGAACCAACATCCCATCCGTAATCTGCAAAATCTTTATACATCTGCTCTACGAGTGATGTCGTTGGAACAACTATCAAAGTATTTTGTTTCCGTTCAACAAAATATCTCACAATCGAATATATCATCAACGACTTACCTGAAGCAGTTGGAGATATCAATAACTTTCTATTATGTCTTAAAGCATCGTATACTCCATCAATCTGATAATCTCTAGGTTTATACTTAGAGATAGCATTCATATAATCCTTTACACCTTCTTTAGAGATAGTTGGATTTACCTCAAACGGTGTTCCATAATGTTTATTATCCTTGAACTCATAAGTATATCCTTGATCTTTACAAAATTGAACTATTCTATCTAAAAGTCCAACATATATTTCCCCTTTCTGAATATTAAATAATCGTATCTTACCATCCCAATGCTTCTTTTGATAGTGTGGCATAAACTTTGCACCAGGCACATCAAAAGTAAACTGATCAGACAGTTCATAATATACATGAGTTTCTGCATCTATGTATAGATATACCTCATTCTTTTTTGATATAATCAAATGACTCATAATCCTATACCAACGTAGGATTATTTAGAGTATTATTTTTTAGGTTTATTTCGTGGTTTAAATTCAACCACTTTATCATTATCAGGTGGATTGCGATCAAGTTTTTCTAGATCAGGATCTTTTTCACAATCAGCACATAGTTTATCAGCTTCAACATCTGATTGGTTTGCTTTCTTTTTTAGTAGTTTACTTTGTTCATCTCTTTTTTCTATTTGTTTCTTTCTTCTTTTTGAAAAATCATCTACAGTAGAAGCAAAAGAAGTGATTGTTCTAATAGGTTTAGTTGTTACCTTTAACAATCCCCTAAGACCAGCACCTACCAATCCAGTACCAGTCATAGTTCTATCCATTTCGGATAGATCTTTTCTAAACTGATTAAAATGTTTCATTTATCCAACGATTGTATCAAACCAATCTTGACTCATACCTGAGATTATCTTATCTGCTGCTTCTTCATCTACAGCATACTTTTCTTCAATAAGATGTCCCACAACCTTCTTGTAGTTCTCGTGGATTTTCTTACTTTCTTTTGGAGTAGGTTTCATCTTCTAATATTAGATCTACTCATATATTTATAATTTACATTCCTGCTTGGAACTTATTCCACTCTATTGCATTCTTAATTTGAAATGTTCTATTAGAAACATTTTTAATAATTTCCTCTAAGAACTTTAAAGTAGTATCATAATATCTTATTTTAAGATCTATCTTTTGAACTTTTTCATCAGCATCCATATATCTTTGTATGGCATCCTTTTCTCTTACCTTATATCCAAAAGGTTCCTCAATATACACTTCTGCTGGTGCTTTACCAGTATAATAATTGTGCCTTTCTAATCTAACTTTATTATATTGTTCTCTTGCTTTCTCACGCAATAAAGTAATCGTATTATAAACCGTATAATACTTTGAGTGTAATTGTGGAATTTTTAAAGATTCATCATGTAGATTATCAGGATCAATGACAGCATCACGCTCCCACATTTCCTGAATTTTATCAAGATTCATAAAGAACTAGTCAAACTGTAAATAGTATACCTGAAAGATGCCTCTGCTGTAAAGTACTGAATATCAGAAGCAGTTGCATCAAAATCTAATGAAGTTAATGAAACTGGAAATAGATCTTGGAATTTTACCTTTGCAATTTCTCTAAGATTACTATTCAATATTCTAAGAGTTCCATCACAAAATGCTTCTTTAGGATCTCTGGTTGCGGCACTGTCGGTTGTTAAATCTCTAAACTGTGCTGGTGTTTCAGGAAATCCTAAACCCGTTAACCAATTATAAACTGCCATATAGTTTTCCATATTCTCATCAACCAAAAACTTTAGAGTGAAATCACCATAGGTTAATTTCTCACCAGGAATATCAATATCCTTCAAATATGTTGGTTGAGTAGCAAGTGCTAAAGATAACTCTGGTATTCTAGCACTATTTGATAGAAAGTCAATTTTAGGGTACTTTGAAAGATTAAACTTAAACCCTACTGACGATAAGTAATTTCTATTCTCAATTTGTTTATGGAATATACTAGAAGTCATTATATTTTTTTAAATATTTAGACAAAAAAAGAGACCCCCGAAGGAGTCTCTTTATTAAAGGAATTATATCCTTTCTTCTTACATGAGGTTAGTAACTTTAACTCTTCTGTAGTAACGGTTTGCGTTACGTGTAAGTGCTCCAAGTCCCTGTGTAGTTCCTTGTGAGAATGGGTTCTCGACAATTCCGTATCTTGTCTTGAATCCGATCTTAGGTTGGAATGTATCCTGACCAACTGCACGAACCATCTGTAGAGGAACGTATGGGCAGTAGAACAATCCAGCGTCATAAGGAGAAGAACCTTTGTAACCAACAACGTAGTACTGATTAGCACTTGTGTTAGCAGCATAAGGATCGATGTACACTTTGTACTTACCTTGAAGAATACCAGCAAATGTATTGCCTGTATCATCTACGTTCAAGTTAGCATTAAGTGCAGGGGTGTAATCTAGAACACCAGCCATTGTTAGGGCAGAAGCAACATCAGCAGATGTTAGAATCATGTTACCCTTTCCACGACGAGTTCTTTGTGCGATTGCGTTAGCATCACGCTCGATCTGGAAGATAAGTCCCTTGAACTTCTCAACTGACCATCTGCCGTTGGAGTCAACATCTAAGTCAAATGTACCACCTGAAGCAACGTTTGCTTGAGCACCAGGCTCTGCTACGTTATAGATTGTACGAATAACTTCACGGTTGATTTCCGCAAGAATCTCAGTAGAAAGAATGTTAGCAAGTTCTGCTTCTGCATTCAATCCGTGGATTGCCTTGAGGTCTTGAGCAAGCTCTAGTGAGTACTCAGCTTTCAACGCACGAGATTTAGCAGTAACTGTTACTTTCTCGATGCTGAACGCCATCTGGTTGAAGTGCTCAGATTCACCGAGTCCTTCAGCAGCGTCTGTACGCATACCTTGACCAACGTTGTAGTCAGTAGCGTTTGTCTGTGCAGCAGTTGCGTTAAGAAGACCAGGATTAGAACCACTTTGTGCAGTTGTACCTAAACCAACGTTGCTTGCACCAGTTGCGGTGAAACCATCAGTTTCGTTGAATCCAGAATCTTGTCCAGCAAATGCTGTATCTGCTTCGTCGAACAGAGCTTCTGTGCCACTCTGTGTCTTGTAGCGTGAACGCATTGCAAAGATTAGTCCAGTAGGACCATTCATTGGTTGAACACCAGCTAGGTCATATGCGACCAAGTTTGGCATTGCTCTTCTGATTAAAGAAATCAGAACGGGGTCGAAACCAGCAGTAGGACCACCAGCAGCAGCATCAGCAGAGAAACCTGCGTTTGCACCTGAGTTAGTAGCGTTTGTAGGGGCTTCTGTAAGGAAAGAACGCTCTTCACGTAATTCTTTCTCTTGGTTTTCTAACAGGATAGCGGTTGTCGCTCTACGATGAGAGTCCTTGATTGGATCAAGTCCGTCATAATCGAGAATAGGTGCCCACTTTTCCTGTAGATATTCAGAATTGAACATCTGCATTTTAAGTTTACCTTTTTATTTGTTTGAAATTAATAATTTAAAAATCACTTTTTAGCAGCTCTTGAAAGAGTATTCAAATAGGCTTGCATTGTTGGGTTAACTTCTTCCGAAATTACCTCATCAGTTGAAACCTCTTCAGATAAATTTTCAGAGGTGCTCTTTGGAGCACTAGTATTACTTGGGAAATAAGATTCCTTTAGTGTACCTAGTTTCTCACGATAGTCTGTCTCACTTTCAAACTCAACATTCTCTGCAAGAGTAGCAAGTTTCTCTTTCTGAGTGTCTGCAAGACCTTCAGTAACTTCAGCAAATATTCCATCTGCTGTAGATTCTGCTAATCTACGATTAAGAGCAACATTCTTATTGATTTGCTCATTGAGTTTGGACTCCATTTCATCAAGTTTATCTACCATACTATTAAGTACATCATATTTTTCTTCAGGGATAGTTACATAATGTTCTTCAAATAGACTCTTCATTCCATCTAGGAATGATTCAGTCATTTCTGTTTTAAGACCAGCTTCTACTGCAAGTGCATTTTCTTGAATCCACTCATCAGCAACGTACTCAAGGTAAGAATCAACTCTTTCAGTAAGTCCTGCCTTAATACCATCTAGTTCTTCAACTAGAGCAGCAGCATATGCTTCATTGAGTTCTTCTTTGATTTCTCCAACCTTAGTTTTAATTGCGGTCTCGAAAATTGTTCTAGCTTTATCCTGAAACTCTTCGGAAAGATCTTCACCTTCAACTAGTGCTTTGAGGTCTTCCTCAACATCAATAGTTTCTTCGATGACTTCTTCTTCAGTAGCCTCTTCTTCGGCAACAACTTCAGTTCCTTCTTCTGTTGTTTCTTCTTCAGATACAACTTCTTCTTCTGTTGTTTCTTCTTCAGCAACTACTTCATCAGTAGTTGTTTCTTCTTCAGCAACAACCTCCTCTTCGTGCTCAACTTCTTCTGCTTTAGCTGCTTTAGAATTAACAACATCTTTAACTTGTGCTAAAGTTGCTCCACCTTCTTTAAGTTTTGCAGAATCGTCGTCAGGACGATAGTTTTCAGGAGTAGGTCCACCGAGGTCTTCGACTGCAGCACCAGATGGTGCTTGTAGTGAATCACCTGCTTGGGCACCTTTGGTTACTACGTTTTCTTCGATGTTTTCCATGTCGTGAATTTGTTACCAACGGACGGTTTACTATGATTCGTAAGAATCTATACTTATTTATAGATTTCTTAATGTTAGAGGTTATTTAGAAAATCTTGGAATAGACCAAGTTTGTGCTCCTCTAAAGCACGTTGACCAACTAATGTATTAATTGATTTCTTTGTTTTTTCTGCGAGTTGTTCACGGAGAAGTCCTCCTTCCCAAACCCACTCTTTGCCTTCCATGATTCCATTTACAAATGCATCTGGAGCAGAAGGATCGGCAACGATATCAGCAGCAGTTGCTAACTGAAAATCTTCACCAACTACTTTACAACCATTATGATCTTCTTTAAGCGATCCAATACCACGAGAAGAAACGCCTAACATAACACCTTCACCAAGTAAAGATTGTGCTATCTTACCCATTGGTGTTTCAAGAAGAGTTGCTTTTCCCTTAAAATTATTACCTTCTCTAACTAAAGATGTAATCTTATGAGATACTCTATCTAGATTGACTGTAGGACCTTCGGGATGACCCAACTCTCCTAAAGCACGACCTTTACCAACAAAATTCTCACAATATCTGTCAACTTCTTTACTAAGAGTTTCTACAGGATACATTCTACCATTGCGGTTTTTAATACCACCTTGGAGGAAAGTACCTTCTATACAAAGACGTTTTTTGCCTTTATATTTTTCTGTAATAACTTGTACTTGAGAAATCTCTTCTGTAATTAATTTCATTCTTCGGTTTCCTGTTCTACTGGTTCGCCAGATTCTTCTGGTTCATCATTAAACATTGCATTTGCTACAAGAGGTTTAGCTGCATCTAATCTTTCAGATGATTTAGCATAAAGAATATCTTTTATTTTATCTGAAACATCAGATGAAGATGCATCAGTTGCAATCAAATCAACAAGTTCTTCCATGAGAATTAATAATAGAATGTATATTTCCTATTTATAACTCCGCTTTCTTGGTATCTTTTTGATATTGAGCATCAACTGTTTGTGCTTGTGCTTCCAAATCAGGATCCATAGGCATTTCACCCATACTTTCCATTGACGGATCACCACCCTCTTGAGGTAATGGTTCTCCAGTTATTGGATCAACTTGAGATGGATCTGGAATAATTCCTTTCTGTATTTCATCTTCAATTTGAACATCAATCTCTTCTATTTCTTGATCAGTTTGACGTAAAACTCTCTTACGAACATACTCGGTAGAATAATACTTACCAATATAAGGTTCAATAATAGAAAGTTGATTCAACCTACCTTCCATAAGTTCAGATTCTTTTAATTCTGCAAATTGGTTATCATACAAGAAGTCATATTGAATATGATCTTCCATACCTTTCCAATCTTCAGGTGTAACAATATTCTTAAGAATTAATTGCGTCTTAAGCATATCATTAAACATTGCTGCAAAACGCTTTCTTAAACGTCCTACAAACTTAGCAAATTTAAGTTCATCTCTTAAGATCTCTGATGAACGACCTAAATTAAAACCGCCTTCAGCAGCAATTCTAGATTCGGGAACACCTAATGCTCTATAAAGTTTCTTTTGGAAATAGTCAACATCAGATAATTCACCCAAATTCTGACCACCAGGTAGAGTTGTGATTTCAGTTCCACGACCACCTTCTCTTCTAGGCAACCAGAAATCTTCCATCATACTCATAAATTTACGATCATCACGAACTTCACCTGTGTTCGCATCGTAAACTAACTTATTTCTATAGCGATTCATTACCTCTTTTAGGTATTGCTCTGCTTTTACTTTTGGGAGATTACCTACATCAATATAAAATATTCTTCTTTCTGGTGCTCTTGATAATCTGTATATAACAAGAGAATCCTCAATCATTCTCAATTGATTAAGTGCCTTAATTGCTTTATGAAGATATGAAAGAACCCTATTCTTATTTCTATCAACTAAACCAGAAGTACAATATGTAATAGAATCTTTAGCAATTTTAATTGAATTTTTTGCTTGACTCATTTGCCCAATCATTCCTGTTGGATATTGAACTTTAGGAGTATATACAAAGTATTCATCAAATTCTGGATTAGGAACTATCTCCTTATCATTTTTAATTCTTATAGAAGGATCATTACCTTTCTTTTTCTTTTCTTGACGAATATATTTTATCTTTAAAGGATCGATATATCTAAGATCTTGAATACCATCTTGAGGATTCTTTACATCAATAACTTTTAAATAAAATAATCTACCATCAATATACCAATTTCTAAAAATTTCATGGGACTTTTTATCAAAGTCCATCATTTCTTTAATATGTCTAAACTCTTCCCTAATCTTTTTCTTTAAAGTATTACTTGCATTCAAATTTGAAAGTTCTACTTCTACTGGTGAGTCATATAAATCACTAACTATTGCTTCATTTACAACATCTTCTATAGCACCATCCGCTTCTGGATGAAGTGCCATCTCTCTATATCTTCTTATTAAGTCGTATTCAGAACGATATGCACCCTCAATATCTACGTATTGACCATAAAATCCACTCGATATAAAATTATCAACACCGTCCTCATTGTTTTTGGGGACGGGTGATATTATCGAAGTGGATTTCTTCTCTGTATCCTCAATAGAAAAACCGAAAAGTTTTGCCATAGTATAAAATTTACTCTGTTATATCTTCTATTTAGTTGATATCTTCACCACCAGCATTTGGACCAGTGCCTTTAATAGCTTCCCAGTACTGAACTTGTAGTTCAACAGTGAACTCTTGGATACCTTGAGCATCATAAGATAACTCAATAGGACCAACCTGAGTTGGGAATGTATCATAGAATCTGTAAGATCTTAATGTTGATCCGTCACGATCTAACTGATAAACATAAGCATCTGCTTGATAATCTGCAGGATTAACTAAACCAGTATTATCTGACATCCTGTTAATGGTATTCATCCATCTTTCAAAAGCAGATCTTACACCAAAATCAGTATCGTTAATTACTGTAACAGTCCAAGAATCGATTGTTCTGTCTCCAGCAATTTTAAGAACCCTTCCTCTGAAAGGAACTTCAATCTGAGCAACATTGGATGCTGGTAAATTAGCACCCTTTACTAAGAATCTTGATTTATCAAGAACTGCTGTATCTGGTTGAGCAGCGTCTGGAAAAGTGAGGACAACTTCAAACAGATTAGCACGAGCACCACCACCTGTCAACTTACTCTTGAAGTTTGATATCGTCCTTAGTGGTGGTGGATTGACTTGATTTCTAGCCATGATTGATTAAAACCTCTTAATTAAACTGAACCGATTACTTCTTCAAAAGCAACACCAGTTCTTGTAGCAACAAAGGTAAGACCGATGAAGTTGATAGAACGTGCTGGTTTAATGAAGATGTCTGCAACAAACTCATTTGCGTCAATGACTGCTGCTGTGTTATTTGTTTCATCGCAAATAACTACGAAGTCGAAGATACCTCTCTTCGCTTGAACATCCCTTAAGAATGGTTCAACTATATTTACAAAGTTAGTCCTTGTAAGTTCATCGTTGAATTCAAAGAGTTGATCTTTTGCAGCTGCTGAAATGGCATCTTCAAGATAGATGAATAATCTACGAACGTTGATGCGATCAAATGCGGATGCTTTTGCAAATCCAGTTTTATCACCGAATAAAATAATACCTGCACCTGGTGAACTAATAACTGGATTAATTCTGTTTGAATAAAGAGTATCTCTTTGCTCTTTACCAGGATTGTAAACAAGTTTAGTTGCGTTAAGAATAGCACCTCTTGCTGTTCCTGCTGGTGAGAACCAAGGGAACTGCTCAATACTTGTTCTAGCACATGTTCCAGCAATGTCTCCATTTAATGGAACATATCTGAATGTGTTATTAAAGCGGTCATACATGTATTTGTAACCACTATCAAATACTGCATAAGTTGAAGATGCTCTATCAGAATAGAAACTTGTTATATTTGATGTAACCGTATCAATATCACTAACAGTTACAGTTCCAGAAACACTATCGTTTAAGAATGCTTGTCTGTAAGGTGAAACAAATGCAACTGCATCTTTTCTTGCTTCGGCAACTGCAATAACTTCATCTGCTACTCCAGCAGCAGTGTCTTTATCGTAGTTTGCAGATCCCATCAAAACAAAGTCGATGTCAGTTTCTTCTTTGTTCTTGAATACTTTTAATCCACTAATGATGTCATCAGCACCACAATTTAATGCACCACCAGATGTTATAGTAGAAATACCACCATAATTTGTTCCGTTTGCTAGTGCATAACTGTTAGATCCAGAACCACCAAAGTTAACATTGTCTGATTTCTGATCCCAACCAGCATCAGCATCTAAAACATATCCAGTACTAAATGCATTTGCTACGCTATTAGCAGGAGCACTACCACCAAAGACATACTTAGAATTAACTGCAAGATACTTTCTCCAATATGAAGTAGCACCTACAGAATATTCTGCATCTGTTGCTTTAGAAAGTGATAGATGTTTCTCTAAAATTGTTCCAGCATTTCCAGTAATAGATCCAGTGTCGTCTATAACAACAACATGAATTTCATCAAATCTACCTCCTCTGGAAGCAACGTATGATGAAGTTGATGGTCTATTCGCTAGTTGATCCCACTCAAGAGTACCACCACCTTGTAAAGTTATTGTTTGAGATTCAAACCAATCAGCAACTCCACTAGGTGTTTGATTTCCAAGTGAAACCGCATTACTTAATCCACCACCGTGAATTGCAACCGCCTCTTTCTTGAATTCATATGCTCCACCAGCATTGTATTCAACATTTGATTCAACTCCAGCAGCATCTACGTGAGAAACAACTTTAACTTCAACAGTACTATTAGCACTATCTACTGAAGTAATGACTCCTTTTATAAGACCGCCTAAAGTTTTTAATCCTTTTTTACGACCTGTAACATCCTGTGTTACTGCAGCACCAACTAATAATGATGATGTGCTTAAACCAACAGTTGAAATACCACTTAATGTTTGGTCTGACTTAGCATCAATAGTTGCTACCTTAATACCATTTGCCCAACTTCCAGGTGTACTAGCAGCAAAGGTTACTCCAGTGATTGTATTCTCATCGTAACCTAACTGATTGTAATGAGTTGAACTTTTAATTCTAATGCTAGAAGCAGTACCAACAAAAGCGTTCTTTAGACCAACACCAGTTACAGTGTTAAAGTCATCTGCTCTAACAACGCTTAATGTTCCACCATATGCAAGATATGATGATGCAACTAACCAATGCTCATAATGCTTATCCGTTGAATATGGTTGTCCAAACGTTTGAAGAAGGTCTTCTTCATTTTCTATTAACTGTGGATCTCCAACAGGTCCTTTCGCAAAAGGTGCTACAAGTGCTCCTGTAGACCCACTAGTTGGATCAACTCTACCAATGGTTAAGTCAACCTCTCTTATAACAATACCAGGAGATGCTAAATTTAGAGGCATCTTTTATACTCCGAATCTCAGATTTTTCCTATGATTATTTATTGTTTAGTATCTTTACATGTAGTCCCACATGTATGAACGGTCTCCATACTCATCTGTATGCCATGTATCTCCATCTTTATCAGTAAAACTTCCCATATCATTAAGACCATCCTGAACAAACCCAAATGGAGCCATATCTTGTTCTATCTGATTTTTCTGCTCTTCATATATTCTCTTACGAATGTCATTATCAGACATCTCTTTAAAATATTCTTGTGCAACTAACCAAGCAAATATGACAAGACACATAGCAAGGTCATCATTACACCCTTCCTCTGCTTCAAATGAATTATGCTTCTGTGCAAATGTTGTTAGTTCTGAAATAATTTCATAATCGCAAGTAAGGAGTTTATCATCCTCCATCATCGTCTTAAGATTGGAGCATCCTAACTTCTTAACTGCAGATG